GTTTTAAATGTGAAATGGTGCCCTTTCAGGGCGCTATTAAACTTTAAAATTTAGTTTTTATACACCCCAATTTTAAAATCTAATATTGAGATGCGCACCCTGAAAAGGCGTTGTTGTTTGTTATGCGTTTTACTTTCCATAAAAAGTGTAATGATTTAAAGAGAATTACAAATCTCTATCAAATTTAATCCGTATAATACAGAAAGGAATTTAATATCCTAGAAGGAGCTATGTCATTGGAAACTGCATCTCCTAAGTATGCTGATGCACTCTGATTATTAGAGTCGCCTCTTTTAATCGGACCAAAAATAGGAGCTATAGAATGAAATCCTAATCTACTCTCGTCAGTATAACCAGCATATAGCGTTATTTGTGTAGCAACTTTCGACCATATAATAATACTTCCAAAGTCCGCCACCGACAAAGTTGGTTGCATAATGGCAAATTTCTCTGGCCCACCTATGAATTTATAAAAAGTTGTATTTGGAACAACAAATTCGTAAACTTTAGAAGGACCATGTGCGTTCTGAGCCATTTCAATGAACGGAAATGGATAACCGGGTACATTTAAACCTGCATCTGGTGCAAACTCGGGTCTTGGTGAAACATTACAAGAATTTAACACTTTTTGAGTTAAATTCCCTGTCACCTGCGGAGGAACAAACATCACTGTAAAATCATCCGCAGTAAAGGTTCCATAAACCTTCAACTTTATTTTTACTCCCAAGCTCTTACCATAATACATGCTAGAAATTAATTGCGGCACAGAAACTCCTGTATCATTTAACAATCTTTCTCCTATATATGTATCAAGATTTATTCTCGAAACTCCTACGTTTACCAAATGAGTTGGTAATTGATACATTCTTCTTATGATAGGTCTAATGTCAATAGGTGAATACAATCTCTCCTGATGAGAGACATTTGTATCTATAGAAGTAGAATAATTCCCTAAGGTAGTATCCTTCTGCGGCTCGTTCATCACGGTCAATCCTTGTGAATAATACTTGTTACCAAGTATTTCAGACGTGTCCTTTTCCTCTTCTACTGGGGGGTCTACAACAGGAGTAGCTACCAATGCATATTGATTGATTACTTCCGTTGCATAACCATGAAATGTCAAATCATCTCCTCCAGACATGTAAAAGTTAAAAGACACTCCTGTAGGAGAATCCGAAGAAATAACCAGGGGTTGAGCTACATAAACGTAATACATACCATGAAATAAAGCTTCTACATCCATATTAGGAGTGCACGGTGTTAATTGATTTCTACACAAATAAGGCAAAGTAACAGTCTGTATCTGACCACCTCCTGTAAACTCTAACAAATGTGAAGGAGCACTCAACAGTCCATCGTAGACAGGTTTTCCTCTCAATATCTCTGCAGGCGGATTATATAATTGTATGAGCCTCAATTTTACTTGCTGTTTATTATTCATAACTGATTGAATATGAATTTTCAACGAACCTCTCCACGCTCGTGATACTCTATGTAACAATTCTATATTATTAGCCATTCTGACTATTTGACCATTGCCTGCGAGTCCTCCTTGAAAGGGAGATATGGGTCTAGCCCACTTTAATTTACCTACTGCGTCATCAACAAAGACTTTGCAAGTTCCTAAATACTGCGGTTTACTAAGGATATGTCTAATTGACATTTCATCTACAGCAGTATTAAAAATGGGTCTATCTACCACCCTATCTATCTCCGGATATGGGTCTAGTTTTTCAAAGAACTGATCTCCTGTTGTGTTATTGGGAAAGTTTCTATTAGTTACGATCATACGATTATTTATCAAAGGCACATTAGGATTATGCAATCCTGTATAATATTTAATTCCTTTTCTAACAACGTCTATAGCGTCTCCAACTACCTGTTTGGCGTAAGTAGTCGTAGAATCAATAGCAGTAGTAGCAATGGATTGTAAACCTTGCGTTTGAAATGCTGGAGAATAATCGTAATTAAAGTATTTTGGACTAGGAACGTATATATCTAAAGAACTAAAACATGCTTCGATAGTTATGTTGAGAGAAGTAGAAGCACTAGCTGAAGCTGACAAAGGATTCAATACCATCAATGCTAATGTAGCAAAATTGCCTGGTACATTTGTTTCACTTAGGGCTGTGACTGTGGTAGGAGCTGTAGGCCTTATGTCTAAACTAGCTACGTCTGTATTACAATACCAAGGTACATGCAATACACATGAAGTAGCTTCATTAGCGTTCAAAAAACAATGGGGACCTGACATCAACGTGTTTACCAATAACCTATTCGTGCTTAACGCATTAGGCATCGGTGGTAACACACCTACCAAAACCACACCAGCATGTGAAATAGTTCCTGCTACTGAAATATTCAACGATAAATCACTTCTAAAATAAGCTCCCAATTTTAATGCTGTTTCTAGAGACACGTTAGATGTAAAAACGTCTCTAGGTAACCTAACTATTTTAGATGTTAAAAAACTATAAGCTACTTCGTTAGACCAAACTACACTGTCCACGAAAAAAGGTCTATTTACAAAAGGTTTTGTATCGATTCTATATTCTTCTGGAAAATCGATTACTGGATAAATGTCATGATGATCTTTATTAAAAATTATGTCTCTAGTATTCACACTAGCCACAGAGGTTTCCATACCCTGTTTGTTTGTTTGCATATCATAACACATTTCTGTTGCAAACTTGTTATCTGTGTTGTTTATTGAATTATTAATTGAATTGGTTGAAACGGTATGTTTTTACAAGAAGACTACCATTAAAATCTTCTATTTCCTATTGGTTTATCTGACAATATAGGTAGCAAAGTTTCTAGGATAAAACTTTTTATAACTCCATTATATTGTCTCAACTATACAGTTGGAAGGATAAAGTCTAAGAATATATTGCTAAATCCTTACCCAAACCTTTCATTATCAAGGCATAGGTGTCATCTTCCTTCATAGTTTTGCTAATGTGTTCATCGCTAAATTCTTTGAAGAAAAATGAAGAGTGTCTAGCTGCTTCCATAACTTTTTCCTTTAGTTCCTCATTTTCATGTAAAAACATTTCGAATTGGAACGCTGTCATTTTTCCTGCCATTATTTCGTCATAATCTCTAGATGAATCTTTATACCTTAACGAATTAATGAGAGTAGTCAATGACAATGGGCCTACTGTGGTGTTCAACTTCGAGTGCCACCTGAAATTTCTCTTAAGAAATACACATTCACTCAATAGTTTTGATGGCTCTGTAATTTCTCCTTTCTCGCCATCTGTGTATCTCATACCTATACTATGCGCAAAATCACGCATAGTTATGGCATTGAAATACTTTGCTAGCCTAGCGGGAGCACCACATATCTTATCGTCTCCCATAACAAAGTCTACTATTGCGTCAAAATCTTCAACAGTAGGAATCAATCCTTCTTTAGCCATTTCCGTAAACAAAACCATTGCAGTGAGAAACCTGTTTATAAGAGAATTAAAAAACGCTGTAACCCAACATCCTGATGGCATTGAATGAGTAGTTAAAACTACTTTTTCTTTGATCAACACGAATGTTCTAACCATAGAATTTAATAACACTTTCAACACTTCCACGTCCTCACCTTTGTAAAACTCCAAAACTATTTCAGAAATTGCATCTTGCACTTGAGCTGGAGCTCCACCGTCCCAATTTCCGAAATCTCCGTCAAAATTAATGAATGAAGTCTTCAGCTTTTGGTACAATTTATTCCAGTGCTTGTATGGATTCATACCTATTGCCATCTGATTTTCCCACATATTCTTTTTACAATGCGCAAACAATTTGCCCAAACATTTCTTCACTAGAAATGTATGATGAAGCGGAGCTACTCTAAAGGATCTAGGTTTATCTTTTTTCTCTTCTAACCTCAACTCATCCTTAAACGCTTCGTAAAACAAAACATCTCCTATGTTTGTCTCATCAGTCTTACAGTCGTTCCTAAATTGTTGCATTTTCGCTGCAAAGTTCTCAGTTACTTCTCCTTTATCGAAGTCTATGTACATTTCCTTATCCTTCTCATAGCCAAAACCATTAACTGACAACTTGTTCAATCCGGCTAACTCTTCCTCTTTTATGCCTTTTATGACTTCCTCGTCGGTTAAATCATCAAATTCTGTAAAAAACCTTTTTATGCATTTCTTGCCGAATTGTATAGCCTCATCTGATATATAAGGAATTGGTTTCAACGATTTCTGAGCTATTTGGTTTAACGTCTTGGATCCATGGGATAAAAAATTAGGTGGCAACTTCTCTCCCACTTGTGCTACTTCAGGAGTCAAAATGTCATGCAACTCGCTCTTGTTTAAGGATGTTTTTTGTAAAGGTCTTTTCGCGGCAAAAATATCATTATAGAGTTTTAGTCCTGAATAGTCTGGACTACGATTCTCTTTAATCTCTAAATGCTGGCTCTCTTTAAACGTTAAAAAACTTTTCAACTCTCTCAATATCCTCTTAGGTAAAACGAACGCGAATCCATTTTCTAAATTTCCTGCTACGTGTAGCCCACAAAGGCCATGTTCTGCGTCTACCAACAAACTTCCACACAGTCCCGGAGCGGTGATAGAATACTCTATTCCAGCACCTGCCATGACTGTATATACCTTATTTAGAACTGGGCTTTGAACTTGAAAAGAATCCATATTCACTGTAAAGTTATTATCCAAGCTAAGGGCTGCTTGGGCGTTTACAAAATACATTCTTCTTGCTCTAACAGGACTATCCACTTCTAAGTCTTTAGTAAAAAGACTATGAGTAGCATCTTTGTAAATAGGGACCAGTAAATCTATCTCTATGATACTCATATCATACTCAGGCCATTCTTTAATAACTTTAAACGGTATATTGTTGCATTCATATGAATTGTTACTATAGCAACTCCAGTCCCGAAAAATGTTAGCCACACCGTTACTGGTGTCATAAGAATGACACTGAACCACAATGCGTCTGCCTGATACTATACCTTGTGCAACGTTCTTAAACCCTGACTTACTTATTAGCTCGACTATCCTCATCTTTGATCTTAAAGAAGTTATTCTGGTTCCTAGTTCTTGATCTCTATTCACTAATTCCATTAAAGTGTCATTACTATTGTCTATAATAGCAGATGGAATAGTACGCTGAACGTACTCAGCATGCGCATTATGCCAAGTTTTGACACTCTGCTGTCTAAACGAATTCGTCGTTAAAGATTCAGCATCAGCCCCTCCTAGAAAATACTCACTTATTTTCTGGGCTGCGTAGGCAACTAAAGCTCCTGCAAGACCTTTGAGAGCTCCTCTCATGGCTGCTCCTGTGTACGTATCTTCACTTAAAGTTGTCTTAATTGATTCATAAATTAAAATGGTATTCTCTATAAAATGCGTCTTAAAAAAGGAAAAATAATCTTTAAATAACTCTATATTTTCACTACAAATTTCTGATAATAATGATGTAAAAGATTGAGATTCTAAAGAATCAACATACACTTCGCGTTGACTGTTTCTCAACTCATTTACGCGATTTCTCCACTCTTCCGTGTCATTTCCATTGCCTTCCGCGGATCCTCTCGGTTCGCTTCTTCGCATGAATTGGTCTACTAAAGAATCTATTTCAGTCTCATCTTCTTCATTCAACTTATTGTTAGCGAAAAGTTGGTCTTGTTTTTCTAAAAAAGTCAATATCAACGATGAAATCCAAGCGACAGTTTTATTGTCGTTTTCTAATTTACAATTTGCTTCTAATTTACAATCGAATTGCGGACCTATAAAAGTTTGTACCCATGTGCGTGACAAATGATCAAACTTCTTATACTGTATGCTACCGGCCATTTTCCCGTTGATAAATGCTGCTTTATCAAAATTCAAAACATGACATCTGCGAAATAAAGCCTCCGGTTCTGCTATACAATCAGACTTAGTAAAGCTATGTAAATCGGAAAAGTGATTAGTTGTCAAGAGTAATAATTTACTATTGAAATACTTGGTGTTTTTAAGCTTAACTTCTGCACACTCCAAAGGAAATTTAACGGGGGAAACAAAATTAATTATTTGCCTCCATTGAGATACTCCTTGTTGTCCTACATCATCCATGACGAAAACGTCTTGATCCAAATAATTATCATAAAAATCTTTACCAGCATCAACTGACGGACATGAATGGTTGTATATTGAATAAGACTTTCTAACTAAATAATCCACTACTTTATTCATCAATGTAGATTTACCACAACCAGCTTTACCCTCTAACACGATACAAACAGGTTCATTTCGCGCTGAAACGTCAAAATTCGAAGACAATTTATTCATAACTTCTAAAGTAGAAAACTGTTGAGCATAAATACGATACGCAGGATTAACTAGCAACGATTGTATATATACATTTGTTTTTATTTCCTTATACAGATCTGTGCAACGTATTCTAACGACTGGGTCAAAAATTATCTGATTGTTTTTCTGAAATTCTAATGTCATTTTACTCAATTCTTTGGTGAGCTTTATACCTTTAACGAAATTCAAAGGCTGTACTAACAGTTCAATAACAACGTCAACGATTTCTATCTTTAGAGTTTCTTTCACCCACGTCAAAAGGTCAAAGCATACTTCCAAAAATTTTTGTATCAAATCCATTATTATGTTAGGTGAATCTAGCACTTTCTTATTTGTAACCAAAGATATTTGTTTCAATCCTTTCATTATAGGTTCTGGTAAACCAAAGCATGTCAACAATAACATAATGGAATCTACTCCGTTAATCTCGTCCAAAGATTGTGTCAATAAAGTGTTCGTTTCCTTAGAATTTTTGAAGTCTGAAAATCTCATAATAAGTGAATACAATCTAGCCAAAAATTTCAACATACTTAAAGGGGTCCAAAACAAAGGATCATTCATCTCCAAAGTTAAAGTCAAAACGTCTATTATCCAAGCCAAAACCTGAGGGTTATTATAGTTTTTCAACGCTTTAACCAGAAACTTCGTGGTTCCTCCTACAACTTGGAACATCTCGCCAAGAGCACCAAATAATCCTTGTGTTTCCATTTTTGGCCTAGCTATAAATAACTTAAAATCCTTTTTCTTGACCACATTCAACGAATAATTGCTGTACTTACCAAGAATCCATTTCGTCACCGTTTTACTAGAAATCACGAACAGTATTTTCCTTGTATAATCTAAAAAGTACTCTGATTCATTTTTAGCTAGTCTTTTAAGAACAACTGCATCTAAATTCATACCTTGCAAATACGTTAAAATACTCCTTTCTTTCTTATAATCTATAACGAAATCTTTTCCCCATTCTTTGGGAAGGGAAACATTGCCTCTCTCATTCTCTATATACATCAAACTCTCATCACCTTCTTCTATGGGCGTTAGGTTAGCACTAACAGAGCTTTGGGAAGAAACAGATCCCAACTGTGTTGCGTTTCTACTACATGGGTGCATTACGCGGTTTTTAAAATGGCTATTCAATGCTTTATTCGGCACCACCCTTTGCTGCGTACAAGATGAATATAGGTTCTTCCTTCTTTCATCAGGGAGATTCTGTTTGAAAACACTGCTCTCAAGTGTTCGAGTGTGACTTGTCTCACAATTGACTTGTTCGTTGCAAGATTTGGGAGCATCTTGCGGGCTCGGGAAGGATCCAGATTCCGACTGGAGTTTAAATTTTTTAATCGAGTGCACTACGCTCATTTTCATTTTGTAATTTCAAGTTTTATAGCTACTTGAAAGCTTCTGTGGCTATCTAATTAGGCACCACCCTTTACAACTGTACTCTATAAGATATAGGTTCTTCCTTATTCTTATAAAGGGATTAGATTTTAAAGTAACGCTCCAGTTACTCAAATGTGACTCGTCTCACAATTGACATAAAAAGTATAAATAAAAATTTAATAACAAAATTAATGATTCTCCATTACCGAGAAATAATATAAATAAAAACATAGTGTAATATACAACACGCATTTTAATTGCGCG